ACCAGTAGATCCAGCAGCAGCACCAGTAGATCCAGCAGCAGCACCAGTAGATCCAGCAGTAGCGCCGGTAGACCCGGCAGCTGTACCTCCAGCACCAGCAGCACCGGTTGCTGAGACCTCAGAAGATTATGTAGATAGTCAGCCACGTAATAAATCAAATGTTGCAGAAAAATTGTTTGGTGATATTAAGGAACGTGTAAGCGGATTCTTTAATAGCAACGAAGGAACTATGACAATTGGTGAAGAGGGCTTTGTTACTAAAATGTGCAAAGAACTTAAAGAAAAGTATAACATAGAACCAGGAAGCTCAAAAGCAGATAAGTTTGATGGCATGGTTGAACGTGCTTGCCACAGTGTTATGGAAAAATACAAAGCACACAATGCGGCTAAACAACAGCACGATCGTATGATGGAACTTGCTGGTAGCAAGCCTGTTCACAATGCTACTGAGGCTATCAAAGCTCGAGTAGCACAACGTAACAACCAACAAGTAGAAGAAAATGCAGAATTATCTGCGATGTTAAAAATTGCCGGATTAAGATAATATGAAAACACTACGCGACTATATTGATTTAATAACACAACTACATGAAGCTCCAGACACAGTAGTACCTGGCGGCGGATCAATTACTAATGTAGACCCAAACAGTGCTGAAGGTAAAGCCATGATTGCAAGATCACAAGCCGTACAAGCTGGTAAGAGTCCAGATTCAGCAGCACCAGCTCCAGGACAGGCAGCAACACCTGCTCCAGCAGCCGCAGCACCAGCAGCCGCAGCTCCTAAAACTTGGAACAAGGGTGTGTTGGGTAAAGGTATGAAAGGCCCCGAAGTAAGTGCATTACAAAAGAAATTGGGTATTGCAGATACTGGTACATATGATGCAGCAACTATTGCCGCAGTACAAGCACTACAGAAAAAATTGGGAGTGTCAGCAGACGGTGCATATGGTCCAGCCACAAAAGCAGCACACGATAAGATGCCTCCAGAACAAGCGGCAACACCTGCTCCGGCAACGCCAGCACCAATAGCAAATCAAGCTGATGCCGGACAGCCACAATTTGGAACTGGAGCAACAGCAGACCAAGTACAAACTGGAGCAGCCAAAGGTGCAGCAAACGCAGCCGCCCGCAGTTCAACAACAACTGACCCTGGTCAAACAAGTCTGAATGCTAGAGTGACAACAGCCATTCCCACAACTCCAGTTAATCCTGCCAACCCGGGGGGTGCCACATCTAAAGCAACCATAACACCTGATCAAGCTCGTGCGGCATTAGCGAATGGTAGTGAAAGAGATATTCAAGCATTTGGCGGTAAAGAACGATTACAACAGTTAGCTGGAATTACTCCAGCGGCACCTGCAACTGGTGGTACTCCAGCGGCACCTGCAACTGGTGGTACTCCAGCGGCACCTGCCACTAATGCAGCAACATTAAGAACAGCACAGAATCAAGCTTCTGGTGCGGCACCAGCAGCAACTACAGCGGCACCAGCACCAGCACCATCGACAGCACCAAAGACAGCAGCACCGTCAGCAGCATCAACAGCGCCACCAGTTGCTTCATCCGCACTAACTCCACAACAAAGAGCATTGGCTCAAAGTGCAGGATTTGCAACTAACAGAGCTGACGCAACTGCTTTGGCGCAACAAAATTTGGCTGCTGCACAATCTGGTGATACTGCTGGCGGCGCATCATTAGCAAGACCTGTAAGGCCAGCAACTGGTGCTAGAGCGCAAATGTTACAACGTCAACAAACACAAGAGAGTAGAGATACTCAATACCAAAAAGAACTCAACGCTATGTTGCGTATTGCAAACTTACCAGACAAGGGTTTGTAAACGGTAAAAAAATACCAGTTTTAAGCAAGAAAAGTCTTGCTCTGATAAATAAAAGTGCGTACAATAACATGTATGCACTTTTTTGTTTGTGTAGTGGCATAAACAAAATATAGGCAAACAAAGGCATATTACAGGAGAAAAATTATGGCTTCATTAGCAGAAATCCGAGCAAAGCTCAAAGAACAGGAATCACGTGGTTCCGACAACAGTCAGCGTTCAGGCGGTGACAATTCAATATATCCTTTCTGGAACTTAAAAGAAGGTAGCGAATCAGCAGTACGCTTTCTTCCAGATGGCGATTCAAACAACACTTTTTTCTGGGTTGAACGAGCAATGATTAAGCTCGAGTTCGCAGGCATTAAAGGTGAATCCGAAAGTAAGAAAGTAATGGTACAAGTACCCTGCATGGAAATGTATGGTGAGACATGTCCAGTTCTATCCGAAGTGCGTGGTTGGTTTAAAGACCCAGCACTAGAAGATATGGGCCGTAAGTATTGGAAAAAGCGTAGTTATGTTTTCCAAGGCTTTGTTACTGAAGATGGTTTGAAAGAAGACCAACATCCAGAAAATCCAATTCGTCGATTCATTATTGGCCCACAAATCTTCCAATTGATCCGTGGCGCATTGTTGGATCCAGAAATGGAAGACTTGCCAACTGATTTGGTACACGGTGTAGACTTCCGTCTTATCAAGACCAGCAAAGGCGGCTACGCAGACTATAGCACAAGCAAGTGGTCACGTCGTGAGCGTCCTCTGTCAGATACAGAACTTGATGCAGTTAAAGCACATGGTTTGTTCAATCTAAAAGACTTCCTTCCTAAGAAGCCAACTGATGCAGAAGTTAAGATCATCAAAGAAATGTTTGAAGCTTCAGTAGATGGTGAAGCATATGACATGGAACGTTGGGGTCAATACTTTAAGCCAAGCGGTGTTAGCCAAAATACTGGTGATCCAGTAGCACAGGCAGCATCACGTGCGGCAGCTCCAGCGGCTCGTCCAGCGGCTCCAGTAGCACAGGCAAGCGACGATACAGATCCACCATTTGATGTAGATCCTCCAAAGGCATCAGCACCAGCGGCTGAACCTGTAGCAGGCGGTGATAGTCGTGCCCAAGACATCTTGGCCATGATTCGCAATCGTCAGAAATAATTTAAGGGGGCTTGTCCCCCTTAATAACTAAAGCTACAGTATAAGGAGAATATAGCTATGGCTACAAAAGCCTTCGATTTATCGAAATTTAGAAAAACATTAACCAAGTCTATTGACGGACTCGGAGTTGGATTTAACGATCCAACAGATTGGGTTAGCACAGGTAACTTTGCGCTAAACTACCTAATCAGCGGTGACTGGAACAAAGGTATTCCTTTGGGTAAGGTTACTGTATTTGCCGGCGAATCAGGTGCTGGTAAATCATATATTTGTTCAGGCAACATTGTCAAACACGCACAAGCACAAGGCATTTATGTTATCTTAATTGATAGCGAAAATGCACTTGACGAACAATGGTTGAAAGACCTTGGTGTTGATACTAGTGAAGACAAGTTGTTGAAACTCAACATGGCCATGATTGATGATGTGGCTAAAACTATCCATGAATTCATGGACGAATACAAGGCAATGACAGAACGTCCAAAGGTCATGTTTGTTATTGATTCATTGGGCATGTTGTTGACTCCGACTGATATTAATCAGTTCCAAGCAGGTGATTTGAAAGGTGACATGGGCCGTAAGCCCAAGGCATTGACAGCACTTGTACGTAATTGTGTTAACATGTTTGGTAACTATAATGTTGGTATGGTATGTACTAATCACACATACGCAAGTCAAGACATGTTTGATCCAGATGACAAGATCAGTGGTGGACAAGGATTCGTTTACGCAAGTTCTATCGTAGTTGCTATGAAGAAACTCAAGCTGAAAGAAGACGAAGACGGCAACAAGGTTGCAGAAGTAAATGGTATTCGTGCGTCATGTAAAATTATGAAGACACGTTACAGTAAACCTTTTGAAACACTTCAGATTAAGATTCCATATACTACAGGTATGAATCCTTACAGTGGTTTAGTTGACATGTTTGAAAAACAAGGACTACTAAAACAAGAAGGCAATAGACTCAAGTGGGTTGATCCAGAGACCGGCGAAGAGTTCAAATTCTACCGAAAAGAATGGAAAGATGATAAATTAGATATGATAATGGCCAAGTTCCATATCAAATCTAAAACAGAAACTATCATTCCTGAGGAGACAGAAGTAAATGAATGACAATCAAATTGCAGACGTTTGGTTATTGTTTAAAGAGTATATCGACAAAAAAGAAGTAGCCGCTATTGCGGAAAAGTATGTTGATCTACTTGCAGACTATGGTGTCAAAGACAAAGTATTAGAAGGTGCTCGCGGCGCTGATGCAGATTTGGATCACGCTATTGAGTATTACTTAGAAGAAGACACTGAAGACTTAGACGGTTACGATGACGAAGAAGAAGATTATTAATGTGGTATAACAAGATTAGTAAGGATATCTCTTACATTCCCGATGCTGTGCTTTATTATGAAGCTGAATTACAAGTAGCAAAAGCCGACGCCCGCATAGCAGGAAACATAGAAAAGGCTGCTGCCAGTATGCCCGGCATTGTGGAACAAAGATTTGGTCAACTTCAAGAAATTGAAGCTATTCTTGAATACCTTAATATTGAACTTCGTAGACTTCGTAGCCAACATTTTCGCAAATATTTAGAAAACTACCAACGAGCTCTCACCAGCCGCGACTGTGAAAAGTATGTGGATGGTGAGAGTGACGTAGTAGACTTTGAGAAGATTATTAACGAGTTTGCCCTATTAAGAAACAAGTGGTTGGGTATTACCAAAGCACTTGATATTAAACAATGGCAAATGAGTAACATTATCAAGCTGAGAGTTGCGGGAATGGAGGATGCCAGTCTTTAACCCCCTATAGTTTGCATCTTATTAAATATAGGATGCAAACTATCCCTATTTTTATCGGTTACGATCCACGTGAAGCAATTGCATTTCATGTGTGTGCTAACAGCATTATTAGACATGCCAGTCAGCCCGTATCCATTATCCCACTAGCACTTAACCTAGTTAAAGAATATACCGAAACACACACTGACGGTAGTAATCAATTCATCTACAGCCGATTCTTAGTACCCCACTTAATGGGTTACAACGGGTGGGCTATTTTTATGGATGGTGATATGATTGTGCGTGATGATATTGCTAAACTTTGGGAACTACAAGACCATAGCAAAGATGTAATGGTGGTCAAGCACAAGTACCAAACTAAGATGGCTGAGAAATATCTAGGTGCTAAGAATGAAAACTATCCACGCAAAAACTGGAGTAGTGTTATACTTTGGAACTGTGGCAATCACCCAAATAGAAAACTAACACCAGAGTTTGTGCAAAATGCAACTGGTGCTGAGTTACATAGATTTACATGGTTAAATGACACACGCATAGGCGAATTGCCTATAGAATGGAATTGGTTACCAGACGAGTTTGGTCTAAATGAAGAAGCTAAACTGTTACACTATACATTGGGTACTCCCAGCTTTCATGAGTTTGCCAACACACCACAAGGTGGTGAATGGCATAGAGAAAGAATACTAACAGAGTATTGTCAACAAAGAGATATTGAATGACAGTTGATTTAAATTTAGAATATAGAGAAAGCCGTCGACACTTGGGGAAATGGCTTTGGCCCGTAGAGGATATATGGGCATGGAAATGGCTTAATAAAATTGGTCATTTCGATCTACCAATTCAAATTAGTAAACTAGTCTCGTCAAAAGATTTAGTGATACAAGCCGGAGGAAACTGCGGACTATATCCAAAACAATACAGTAAAATTTTTAACAATGTTGTAACGATAGAACCTGATAGTCGGAATTTTTTTTGTCTGTGTGAAAATGTTAAAGAAAATAATGTAGTAAAATATCAAAAGGCATTGGGTGATAAACATGGTTACATAAAACTCAACACCAATCCCCGCTGGAACGAAACTAACACCGGAGCATTAAAGATTGCTGGTGGTGGAGAGATTGAACAAATAACTATAGATTCGTTAAATTTAGCACCTTCATTAATTCATTTAGACATCGAAGGATTTGAAGGGTTTGCATTATTGGGTGCAAAGGACACAATAACTAAACACAGGCCATTAATAGTCTTAGAAACAAACGGCAGCGGTGACGAATATGGCTGGCCGCAAGAAAAAATTGACGAGCTATTATATGCTTGGGGATATAAAATTATTCAAAAATGGGATCACGATACAGTTTATGAGAACAATTAAACAGTTAGAAGAAGACTTCTTAAATTTAAAAATACATCCAACGGCATGGCTGGGGGATAGTCCATCTAGATTTGGTACATATAAAAAATATGCCTCGATGGTAGATACCGTTGTTGAATTTGGTGTATACACTGGATTAAGTACTACTGCCTTTTTAGCTGCTAATCCAAAAAAATTAAGAAGTTATGATATAACAGATGTTAATTTATCGATATTATCAGAATTAGTTAGTTATGCAGAAAGCAATAACATTGACTTCCAATTTATAATAGGAAACAGTTTAGAAATTGAAATAGATAATACTGACTTATTGTTTATAGATACAGTTCATAAAAGAAAACATACAGAAGCAGAATTACAACGCCACTCTAAAAATGTAAACAAATATATTATTTTGCATGACACAACTGCCTGGCCTGGTGTGTTTGAAGCTGTTGTTGATTTTTTAATTAAAAATAACGAGTGGTTTATTGTAGAACACTGTAATAAAGACTCTGGAATGATAGTTTTAAAAAGATATGATTAATATTGTTTGTGTATTACGATTCGGCGGCAAAGTTGGCTACGATGCATCGTGGGTAGAAAAATTAAAAAATTCTGTTGCTAGAAATTTAACATTGGAACACAAATTTATTTGCCTAAGTGATTGTGATGTACCATGCGAGCGTATTGAGTTAGATATGATCGATAATGGTTTTTGGTCAAAAATGCAATTGTTTAAACCTGGTCAGTTTTCAGGCCCCGTTCTATATATTGATCTTGATACTGTTATTTGTAAAAGCATTGATGAAATTATTAATCTCTGTAAAGATGAAAAGTTTGTAATGTGGATTGAAAAAGATAAAAACATCCATTCAAGTGCATTGATGTATTGGAATGGCGATTATAGTAACTTGTGGAACTTGTATAAAAGTAAATCATTAGATTATTGGAAGTCATTGTATAGTACCCCGCCACTTTACGGCGATCAAGCAATAGTTAGTGAACATATTGCTCATAAAACTTTTTTAGATATTTGCCCGCCAGAATGGTTTCATATTGTTTCTAAACACGACAAATTACTTAATTTAACAAATGTTAAAATGTTAATGTTTAGAAAAGTAAAACAAAAACCATCGACTATGATGGATCATGAATTAGTTAAGGAACACTGGAAATGAAAGCATTTGTAATTTACCTCCCTGAACGAGAACACAGTGTAGTACATGCAAATTATATGTTGCATACTCTAACTACCTACGGCATTAATACTTGTCTTTTTGAAGGTACTAACGGCAATGATGCTGTTAACATGGCTAAAAAGGCTAATAAAACATTATATCCTTATAGTATTAAAAATAAAGATTTAAATGATCACGATCTTCTCAAATATTTTAAACCTGAGTTGTTTAACGAATTTAGAAAATCACATTTTTATCAAATATCAGAAAGACAAAAAATTGGTGAGGAAGATATTGGAAAATTGTCAAGGCCTGGAGTAATTGGGTGCTTTTATAGTCATTATCAATTATGGGAGAAGTGCATAGAATTAGATGAGCCTATAATGATCTTTGAAGATGATGTAAAATTTTTTAGAAAATATGAACCTGTTGAGTTTGATGATGTACTAATTTTATCATTAGGTAAGAGTTCTTTTTTAAAAGAACCATGGAGTGATTATTTAAAAAATCCAACCTTATCTCCCGCAGCAGTTACATGGAGAAATTTTTCTATGCCAGGAGCGAGTGGGTATGCCATCAAGCCAAGAGCAGCCCGTGGGCTGGTTAAGTTTTATAGACCTTATTGGTACCCGGCAGACAATGCCATAAATCAATATATTTGTAAGTTACAAATCCATACGCATATTATGGGACGTAATACATTGCCAGAAGAGGGGAATATTTCAATGACAAAGTCTAAGGATTGGTCACAATGAAAGTAGGCATATTTTACAATTCTATAAGTAATCCAGCAAAGTTTAGCAACAAGGTTATGCTTATGGATAACTTTGCTACAGGAGTCAGAGCAAACGGCGATGAAGTAATTGAATTTCGAGATAATAAATTACCCGATCAAAAACTTGATGCTGGGTTTGTATTAGGTTATACAGTGGAGGATAATTTTAGAAAAAAGATCATTGACATTCTTAAATTACAAAATACTCCATCAATTTTTGTAGACAGTAATATACTGCACTACTCACGCAAAGAACACGAGTGGCATCGATATAGTCTTAACACTGTTTATCCAGATACTGGTACATATTTTTTTAATAACTTTGAGTTAGATAAATGGAATACATTTAGCAACTGGCACGGTGTTACCCTTAAACCATGGCGGACTATTGGTAATCATATTTTAGTATTAGCACAGAGACCAAAAGGTTTTAATATGTTTACAGATCAAGATGATTGGTTGGCCAACACTATTGCTACGATTAGGAAATACAGTCAACGTCCCATTATGATTCGTATGCATCCAGGCGATGGCACACGTTTTAAACAAATTGAAAAATTACAAAAGCGTTATCCTAAGGATTTTAAGTATGGACTAATGTCTATATCGGAACACGAAGGAATTAGAGAAGCATTGCAAGATTGTTGGTGTAGTGTAGGCTATGCATCAACACCGAATGTAGTTAGTGCTATTGAAGGCATTCCAGTATATGTTGAAGAACCTACTAAGAGTTGGGCAAAGGATATATGTTTTAATGATTTGTCACAAATAGAAACCCCGCCGTTGCCCAACCGTGATAATTGGATTCATAAAATAGCCGCAATACATTGGTCCAACACAGAAGTTAAAACTGGAAAATTATGGGCAATTATTAAAAACTATATTTCTTCTTCTCATTTATAAACACTTCCAAGTTCTTCCGAGTTCCCTTTGCAGTCCATATGTGACTGTCCAATCCCATTTCCCAATCAATAAAACTAAAAGGGAGATTATTAAATTTGTACTCAGGGACAATTATATCTAACACGTCTTGATCAAGCCCCCAATAAATGTAATCTTTTGTGATACTATCAGTTAATATTTTGGCATAATCAGTTATGAAATTATAACTTTGTTCATTACCAGTTAAGTAAACGCCACCTGCTAAAAACCTAGCTTTCTTTCCAGTTATATGATGTAGGTAAACATCGCAATTATTTTCTAAAGGAAGTATGGATTTTCTAACAATGGCATCAACATCGATTGAAAACACGCTGTTAGTTTTTTGAATAATTTCAGCTAATCTAATAAATCTAGCGCAGGCAAAGTAAGTTCGCTGCATCCTATCTAAAATGGTTGCATCATCACTCTTACTCATTGCATTAAGTATACGATCATACTTTAATTTTTCTAGAGGATCAGTTGGTTGGGTACTCCATCTTTTAGCGGAATTTACAAATAAACTGCTACCAACATACTCGTAAGTTACGGACACATCTTTAGAATAACAAAATTCAAGTTGGTCATCGCGGGGATTGAACAAGTGAAGATGTATTGCATTATTAGAGTTTTTTCTAATGCTGTTAACTAATACTTTTCCAAACTCGTCAAAATATGCAGCATCACATGCACCGTAAATGAAAAAATCGTTATGATTAAGTTTGCCGTTTATTTGTGGTAGTTGCATTGGTAGACATTAAATATATCTTTTACTTATCGCACTATTATGAAGCTATCACTATTTACAGACTACGGGGCAACTAACTCAACGACAGTTTTTGACGCTTTTTCTGAGGCTGCAAAAAACATGGGCTTCTCAGTGGTTTTTAACACGTTTGATGCCGATGTATATGTGATTTGGAGCGTTTTATGGCACGGCCGCATGGCAGAAAATAAAACCGTCTGGAAATATGCCAAAGAACACCACAAACACGTAATAGTACTTGAAGTAGGTGGATTGATACGTAATAAGACATTTAAAGTCGGTTTAGGCGGAATAAACAACTTGGCAGAGTTTGCTAACAAAGAAAACTTAATTGCTGATCGTTCTCAACAGTTGGGACTACAACTCAAACCGTGGACTAAAACTGGAGAGCATATACTAATATGCGGACAGCACACCAAAAGCGAGCAGTGGATGCATCGTGGAGACCCAGTTGATTGGTTGCAATCGTTAGTTAAACAGATACGGTCGTTATCTAAACGTCCCGTTATATTTAGACCCCACCCAAGGGATAGAGCGTGGAGTATTGGTTTACATCTGCATCATACGCAGATACATGTGCCAAGTAAATTGCCAAATACATATGATGACTATGATTTTGATAATGATTTAAATATGGCTTGGGCGGTTGTAAGTCCCAGTTCAAATCCAGGGTTGCAATCAATCATAAACGGTGTGCCAGCATTTGTAGATGTTGATAGTTTAGCATGGCCAGTGGGTAATCAATCAATACTAGAAATAGAAACGCCCAACAGACCTAGTAGAGATCTATGGTTTGAACAACTGTGCCATACTGAATGGACTGTAGAAGAAATAGCAGCCGGCATCCCACTGAATCGATTAATTAATAAAATAAACACTTGACATTGTAATCCTAGTAGTATATAATACTAGTATGCTTACCATTGACGACTTATTAAACAGAATTGAATTACACGACATCGATCAACTAAGTTCATCTATTCCAAATAAAGATAGACGAATCTTAAAGAACTTGGCAAAGATGATTAAGATGCCTGCGTTTATTACTGAATCACAAGGCCGCTTGTTGATTAAAATTTTACAAGAAAATTTAGAATCTTTACATTTTATAGGTTCTGAAATAATTCCAAGTCTGCGTACACCTACTTGGACTAAGCCCTTCAGATCTGTTGATTCGTCTAGAAAGATATCTATTGTAAAAGATAACGAAGGAAATTCTTTTATTAATATAGAATGTTCTTTCAACAAAGATATCAAACGTGCATTACAATCAGTAAACAAATCTATAGACGGATTCCCGTTTAAAACACAAGGCAGACATTGTCAGTTATTATTAACTGAAAAGAATTTAATTAACACTATTAATGAATTAAAAAAGTTTAATTTTGAATATTCAACGCAAGTTGAATCCTTGTATAAGGATATACTTGCAATTGACAAAACCTCTGTAATTAATTCATTTAACATTGAATATACTACAAACAAAAATATACAAACACTTTTAGATTTAGATATTGGAAAACGTTCTGAACTATTGGTCACTGATCGCCGTATTAAATATCAGTTCAAGACTAACTATAAACTGGGCACTGATAATTTGACCTTGAAGGAACAGTTAGCACTTCGTTCACATCCTAAAGTTTTTGTTAATACAAATAATTATTCATTAACGGATTTAACAATAGCATTGAAAAGTCTTAAGCGAAACGTTATATTAGGTATTTTTGACGAATATGATGTCAAGTCATGTATTCAAAATTTAGAACTTCTACACACTACGCTTACTGAACTAAACATGAAGCCAAACATTGGTGTATATTTTAGATTCCCCAATGACGGCGATGGTAAGAAATTCAATGAACTTGTTTCAGAATATGGGTACAATAAACAATTGGATGAAAATTGTCGAATTGCAATAATTGCAAATGGAAAACTGCCCAAGTTCTTTTTAAAAACAAATTGGTATCCTGATGCCACTGTTAGCTTTAGTAACCAGTTTAGAAATAATAAAACCAGTATCTATTGCAATAATTGTGATATGATAGTATACTACAACACCCTAGCGCCGTTAACAGGAGTAGTAGATGCGATCATGTAAGTTAATTATTAAAGATGAAGTCAATATCAAACTGGAAGGTTTAGAGTTAGAAGCACGGCGCAAATTAGCAAACGCATTCAAATACGAGTTGCCATATGCTAGGCATCATCCAGCATTCAAGCTAGGTCGATGGGACGGTACTGTTAGTTTATTTGGTATTGGCGGGAATGGATATCTTAGTCAGTTGGAACAGATCATGTCAATACTCAGTGATATGAAAATTGAGATTGGTGATATTGAAGATCTTAGAAAATCAGTCAAGCTGAAATTTGATGCAGTGACTGAAACTTATTGGGCTGATCAAGGTAAGGTATGGCCCAAAGGTCATATTGCTGAAGGTCAACCAATCATGTTGCGTGACTATCAAGTTGATGCTGTCAATACATTTTTAGAGAATCCACAAAGTTTGCAAGAGATTGCAACAGGCGCTGGCAAAACAATTACAACTGCCACATTAAGTCAGTTGTGCGAACCGTATGGAAGAACAATTACCATTGTACCTAACAAGTCACTTGTTGAACAGACCGAAGAAGATTTTGTTAACGTTGGATTAGATGTGGGCGTATACTACGGTGATCGTAAAGACTTGTACAAAACACATACTATATGCACATGGCAGTCATTGAATATTTTAGGCAAGAAGAGTAAGAATCAAGAGCACGACATTTTAACACTTGCTGAATTTCTAGACGGTGTGGCTGCTGTGATTGTTGATGAGGTACACATGGCCAAAGCTGATGTGTTGAAGGCTTTGCTTACACAGAACTTATCTAATGCTCCAATACGTTGGGGGCTAACAGGCACAGTGCCAAAAGAAAAGTTTGAATATGAACAAATTTTTGCCAGCATTGGTCCAGTAGTCGGCGGTATTGCCGCACATGAATTACAAGACAGGGGAGTTTTATCACAATGTCACGTAAACATTGTACAAATGATTGACATTCCAGAATTTAAAATGTATCAAGAAGAATTAAAATATCTTGTTACAGATGAAGATCGTATGCGTTATATTGGCGCATTAGTAAAACAAATTTCCCAGACTGGTAATACACTAGTCCTAGTTAATAGAATTGACTCAGGGAAGTTTTTAATTAATGAAATTGAGGACAGCGTGTTTATTTCGGGTGAAGTAAAAACGACTACCCGGAAAGAAGAATATGATGAAGTTAAGACAAGTACTAACAAGGTTATTGTGGCGACTTATGGTGTGGCCGCTGTTGGTATTAATATTCCTAGGATTTTTAATCTGGTTCTTTTGGAATCCGGAAAGAGCTTTACAAGGGTTATACAATCAATTGGGCGAGGCATTAGAAAAGCAGAAGACAAAGACTTCGTCCAGATATGGGACATAACCAGTACATGCAAGTTCGCCAAACGTCACCTTACGCAAAGGAAAAAATTTTACAAGGATGCCAAATACCCATTTACACTAGACAAAGTGGATTGGTCAAAATAATAATATGCAAATTTTAACATTAGAAAACAAATTGTTCTCACTGAACAATTTACCAGACGAGGTAGACGAAAACACTAGATTCGCTGTATTAGATAATAGTGATCCAAAAGATCCAGATTTCTTTTTTATGCCCTTAATCTTTTTAGAATCATTTAATAGTCCAGCAATGGTTCTTAAAATTGGCAATCAAGAAATTGCTATGCCGATTGATTGGAGCATTGCAGTTGGAGATCCGTCAAGCGGATGCGATGTAGAAATACTCCCATTGACCAGTTTGAATGATAGAGGGTTTGAAGCATTGATCTTTAATCCGTTAAGTAGTTTTAGAGTTGAGTTTAGGAAAATTGAGATTGTGAATTTTTACAATGATGTCAAATGGTACTTCCCTAAGATGAAAAACAATCAACTACTTGCAACTCCTTTATCACATGAACTAAAGCCAGAATGTGCATATTTTGTTAAAGAGATAAGTAGACAAAGCGAATTAATCGACGTAAGTAAAATTTTATAATGTAGAGAGGTAGAGATGGCAGATATTATTGATGACTCACAAGAATTGCAAGAGGCACAAATTGCGGCAGCATTGGCTAAAAGAATGAAGGTTCCAGAAAAAACGGGACTATGTCTAGCTTGCGATGAACCAGTAGCTGAAGGTGTATTCTGTGATGCAGATTGCAGAGAGTTCTATGAACGTGCTGAGCGCATTAGAGCAATCAAAGGTAAATCAAACTAAAGAAAAATAATGGGAACACTTAAACCAGGAGCAACTTACATATATGAGCGTGACGGCGATGAAATTTATGCTAAAGAGTTTGGTGCTGAGCCAAGTACACGCCAAATAATTGGTTATGATTATAAACCAGATCCTCGCACCAATGACAGCAGACCATTACACGAACACATAAAAGAAAACAAAATGTGGGGCGAGATTCACCGTGAGGCGAAAACCAATCCCACTTTACAAAAGGCCCTGGATCGTGCTATAATGATATACAAGCTGAGTAAGGACAAACCACTATGAGTAAGTTGGCACTAAAAGATATATTGGAAGCAGTAGATCAAGGTGGTAGAGATCTTTGGGATTTGTTTGATGACGAACAAAGGAAGGATGTAAAATTCTTTTTAATGAATCGTTATGTGAGTGCAGTGCGTACATCCAATCGTGAAGTACAAGAACACTTTGTACTTGCAACAAACGAATACTTTAACAAACACTTTTTTGCATTGACTAAACATCCTAAACTGTTATGGCAATTACTTTGTGCTTGTGGTTATGAAAATCGCCAAGTCTACAATCACGAGTGGATTGGAAATAAAAAGAAAGAAGGCGAAGGCAAAAAATTAAAATTTTTAATGAAACTTCACCCCAGCATGAAAATTGACGAGCTTGAGTTAATGGCAGAACTGTATACTCCAAAAGAACTCAAAGCACTTGCTCGTGAACAATGCTGGGATGAAAAAGAGATTGCAAAATACTTTTAATGTTAGAATTGAAACCCGTAACTCAATCATTTAGCTGCCCTCATTGTAACGGTAAGTTCATGAAGGAAAAAACATTGTTTGTTCATATGTGTGAACAAAAGCGTAGATTTTTGGCTAAAAATGAAAAGCATGTTCAAATGGGCTATCAAGCATTTGTTCGTTTTTATCAAATTACACAACGTCAGGATAAGATTAAAACTTATGATGAATTTGCAAAAAGTCCTTACTACAATGCATTTGTAAAGTTTGGATCATTTATTAGTAATGTTAATCCATTATATCCAGACAAATACATTGACTATGTTGTTACTAGTGGAGTTAGGCTTGATCACTGGTGTAGAGATGGTTTATATGAACAATACGTATTGCATCTAATTAAAACAGAAAATGTTGAAACTGCGTTGGATCGAAGCGTCAAACACATGATTGCTTGGGGGGAACAACACAAGCAAAAGTGGAATGAGTATTTCAATCATGTAAGTACTGGCAGAGCAATGTATGATATCAAGGATGGCAAGATAAGTCCTTGGCTGTTATTAAATTCAGTAAGCGGGAAGAAACTACTGGCTAGTTTTGATGATGTACAATTAATGGCAATCGGTACAACTATTGATCCACAATTTTGGATGCAACGATTTAAAAAGTTAACAGCGGACGTAGCACTTGCAAAGCAAGTGGCAAAGGAATCAAACTTATGACAGCAACAGCACAACCAGTTCCATTAGAGATGGAAGTTATTATGGCAGAGGAAGAGCTTGCTGTATACGTTAAATTTACTGGCTTTGATACACACGAGTTTGCAGAAGAGTATGCCATTAAACTTATGGAAGACCTTCCACTATTGTTATTTGAATCAGAGGTTAAACACTAATGCCAGATATTGATATCGACTTTGCAAATCGAGATAATATTTTATCTCGTATTGAACACGTTAGGGCTAGAGGTAGAAAAGAATCCACTGAAGGTCCAGTAGCTCATACAACTGGAATTTATGTGCATAGGATCCCGCATGACCCAGTGACAAACATTGCAGGGATTGATTACAAGACAGCAGAAGAGCGTGGTTATTTTAAAATTGATTTTTTAAATGTGGGCATTTACGAAAATATAAAAAGTGAAGCACATCTTATACAATTAATGGAGACTGAACCGTTATGGGATTTACTGTTACAGGACGACTTCGTGAACTTATTGTTCCATGTGAATGGGCATGGGTCTATTCTAAGACAAATGGCGCCAAAGTCTATAGAAGAATTGGCAGCAGTACTGGCAATGATCAGGCCAGCGAAACGTTATCTGATTGGGAAAGATTGGACTACGGTGATGACGGAAGTGTGGACGAAACCAGAGAACGATGATTACTACTTTAAGAAGAGCCACGCAGTTGCTTATGCTACAGCGGTGGTGGTGCAGATGAACCAAATCTGTGAAGGTATTAGTTATGGGTTTAGTTAACGTTTACGAACTAATTGAACGCTTTTACGTTTAATACGTCGTACTGTTAGATTAAGTAAGTTTACCACGGGTCCTAGTAAAACCCGAACATCTTTACTGTTGAATGTTTTTATACAGTAACGGAATGGTTCGATTTCGTGTCGTAGGAATATATTAATAGGAACTTGCCTATTTGATTCCCACCACCAAGTCTCACCAACCAATAAAAACTGAGCTTTTTCCTCAGGGGTCTTTATGGCATCGATATCGTAGAAGCTGGTTACATACTGGTCTTGATTAATAATAATCCCGACGTATTCAGCTTCTCCGTAGTTTAATACGCTAATAAACGGTAGTTGTTCTTCTGTAGCTTGTCTAAGTTTGGCCATATAAATATATACTGAGGCGTCCAATGCAAAAAATTTCAAGTTATTTATATTCGAACAGAGTCCAACTACTAGCCGATGTGGTTGCGTTGGATGCTGCTTACCCTGTGGAGTGGAAAATTGTGTACCAAAGACCTGTAAAAATTTATAAAGGCGTTGATAACGTCATCACGTTAGACGTTAAGAACGCTGACCAGAAGCGCATTAATATCTTTGGCAAGACCATTAGAGTAGTTGTAATGGATCAAACAGAGAAAGAAATTAATACGTATACTGCTACGGTCTTAGACGATGGCAGTACTGTTAATGCATTAACAGGTGTTGCCACGGTAACCATTTCAGAAAGTGACTTGACTAACTTAGAACCACAGTTCTTAAAGTTCAGTGTGTACATGGTCAACAGTGACACTACAAAGACATTGCTATATGGTGATAGCAAGTATGGAAGTCACGGAACAATTGAATTATTAGGCGGCGTGATTCCTAAATCAAGACCAGTTCAAACATACGACGATTTCCAGCAAAGTACAAACTATCAAGGTTTAACATTTGCGGATCGTATTATCACTTATTACAGCAGTGCGATCCCGGTAAAGTTCTACGAAGGTGAAGCAACAACTTCAGTAACAGTAGAAGTATCATTGACCAACTTTGTTGGCACAGTCAGTGTGGAAGCAACAAAGAGTCCAGTAATGGGCAACGAAGCGTTCCTAAGTCCAGCATTTGTTGTTAGTAGAATTTATGACGAAGCAAATATGAGTAGCGATACCGAAATTGCCACATTTGTAATCGATGTAACTGACTACACTTATATCAGAGTAAAGTATGTCAATTCTGCCGGATCAGTTGACTCTTTCCAAGTAATCAGTTAAACTATAGGCTACATGAGCCTAATTGCAGATACCCTACTAGCCTACTTACCTCCAAAGCGAAAACAAACTCCTAGCGGGTGGATCAGCTTTAATGCTCCTTGCTGTGTTCATAATGGAACAAATGCAGACAAGAGGCAGCGTGGGGGTTTCATTATCAACGGTGGTGATGCAGTCAGTTATCACTGCTTCAATTGCCAATTCAAATGCAGTTGGCAACCTGGCAGATTGGTCACTGCCAAATTGAAAAACTTCATGCGCTGGTTAAACATTCCAGATGATATGATTTCTAAAATGACCTTTGATGCGCTTCGTTTAAAAGAAGATGCAGAAGGCGGCAGCAAAGAACAATTAGTTCCAACATTTACACATAGAGCACTACCAGACGGCGCAGTGCCTATTAATTCGTTTACTGACAACATTCCAGAAAAACTGCTAGGTGTAATGAGTTATCTGCACAATAGAAGTTTATATTTGGATGACTATGAATTTTATTGGACTCCCAAGACTGGATTCAATAATAGAGTCATTGTGCCGTTCTTTTATAGACGAGAGATTGTGGGTTGGACCGCCCGTGCAATTAATGACAACGGCACCAAGTATCTAAGCGAACAACAACCTGGCTATGTGTTTAATTTAGACAGACAGCACTGGGACCGTAAGTATGTTATAGTAGTAGAAGGTCCTATAGATGCGATCAGCATTGACGGTGTTGCCCTAATGAGCAATGAAATTAAAGCGGGACAGCACTTGTTGATTAATCAGTTACAAAGACAAGTGATACTGGTGCCGGATAGAGATGCGGCAGGTTTAAAGACAGTAGAACAAGCAATTGAGTTTGGATGGACAGTTAGTATGCCCAACTGGCCCGAAGGAGTTAAAGACGTTAATGATGCAGTCAGGATGCTGGGCAAGCCCGCAACATTGTGGCTAATTATTAATTCAGCAATGACAACAGAATTAAAAATCCGATTACAAGCAAAGACATGGTTCAAGGAAGACGATGAGTAAACAAAACACAGACTACGGTTATGATATACAGCGTGTGTATCTAGAAATGATGTTGGGAGATCCAGTAACGTTTGTACGTTGCCAAAGTATCTTTGACCCATCATTGTTTGATAGACGCTTGCAGAAAGCAGCCGAATTTATGAACACGTATGTGGAGGAGCATAGTCTAATGCCCACACAGGATATTTTAAATGCAGCCACAGGCAGTGACTTAAAAGTTGCAGCCGATCTTAGAGAAGAACATTATGATTGGTTGATGAATGACTTTGAAACATTTATTAGACACAAGGGATTGGAGCGAGCTATTTTGGAAAGTGCTGACTTGCTGGAGAAGGGCGAGTATGGTCCAGTAGAAGAAAAGATCAAGCAAGCAGTACAAGTTGGATTAACACGTGACATGGGCACTGACTACTTTGCTGATCCCCGTGCTAGATTGATGAGGATCAAAGACAAGAACGGACAAGTGAGCACTGGTTGGAAGAGTGTAGATGACAAACTGTTTGGTGGAATGAACAGAGGTGAGCTTAATATCTTTGCCGCGGGATCGGGCGGTGGTAAAAGTTTGTTCTTGGCCAACTTGGGAGTTAACTGGGCATTACAAGGTCTTAACGTATTGTATCTAACATTAGAACTTAGTGAAGAATTGGTCAGTATGCGTTTGGACAGTATGATGACTGGCATTCCCACTAGAGAAGTGTTCAAACAAATTGATGATGTGGAAATGAAGGTTCGCGTTATTGGCAAGAAGAGTGGTCACTATCAAGTCAAGTATATGCCCAGTGGCAAGACATCAAATGATATTCGTGCGTATATGAAAGAGTATGAAATCAAAATGGGACACAAGATTGATGTGCTACTTGTGGACTATTTGGACTTGCTCATGCCCATCAGTAAGAAGATTTCAGCAGAGAACTTGTTTATTAAAGACAAGTATGTAAGTGAAGAACTGCGTAACCTAGCAATGGAAAAGAAGTGTGTGTTTGTCACAGCGGCGCAGTTGAACAGGGGTGCTGTAGAAGAAGTAGAGTTTGATCACAGTCACATCTCGGGTGGATTGAGTAAGATCCAAACTGCGGACAACGTGTTCGGTATCTTTACAAGCCGTGCCATGCGTGAACATGGACGCTATCAAATACAGCTGATGAAAACACGTAGTAGCAGTGGCGTTGGTATGAAAATTGATTTGGCTTTTGATGTGGACACACTACGTATCAGTGACTTGGATGAAGATGATGCAGTGTCCCAACAAGTGGGTTCACGTCCAGGATCTAGTATGTTGGACAGTATCCGCAATAGACAAAGCACAGTGAACCAAGCCCCAGATGAAGGAGCACCCGCTCCCAAAATCACTGCACAAATTGAAAGTACCAAGCTGAGACAGTTATTGAGCAACATTGGTCCCACGGATGATCTAGTGTAATATAGTTGTAACAATATTTTGTTATAATATAATAAATACGCATATAACTAACCCAAGGACCCAATGCTAGACCAAATCACTTCCGTTACTGACCCACGTACCAGTATAATCAAAGACGACCCCGTGCGACCCAATATCGCCATTGAACAGCGTATCAATGATAGGGCCGGCATATATTTGTGGACCGATGACAGCGAGATTCTAGCGGCAGTGTGTGTTAGTTTGTGTGAATCTGTTCCGGACAGTGAAGTCAGTATGTTGCTGCCACAAGAGGGTGAGAAGACTGTGGCTGTGGCCTATACCATTTGGAGTTACAGCAGTGGTGCTGCTCGTAAACTAATCTTTGCTGTGAGAGATCAGTTGCCCCCAAGTATCAAGAAGATGGTCACACTGAGTCCTCAAACTGAAATGGCACGCCGTTTCCATGAGAGCAACGGTGCTCGCCTAATTAGANNNNCATTTCCAACTGTGCTTGCATACGACGGAATAAACTACGTTCCTGATCCGTCATACCCGCACCCGTGACATCAGCATTAGTTAAGGGACTGCTAGTAGCACCAGCATCGTCCGAATTGTATTGATCAAGGGGTTTCATAGTGTTATTTAACGTACATGAACTACTTCTAACAGCAAGTCTGAATTGGTATGGAACAACAAGATTCTAGTCAAATCCCTAGCAGCCAGTTCTATAGTGTCATCCGTTAAGCGTGTATACTCAATGCCCCTAGTGGATAAGTCACATAGCCATATCTCACGGGCCAGTGAACCTGTCAAGTGTGCTAGTGGCTTTAAACGGTCATCCAGTACTAGATCAATTAGTACGGTGCTCATGGAGTTTAAGCTACCAGTTTCAAGCTGGGTCTATATGTGTGCGTTGTAACAGCGTTGCGATCTTCAACTATTCTTCCCCCGTACATGTTTTGATACATCTCCGCACATGACTTGACATAAAACTCGTAAACTCTACCATTGGCTAGCGTAAGTATATACTTGGTCATAAGAGAACTCCTAGTTGTGAGCAAGTATTTATATTACGGATTGATTACACCAATACAAACAAGAATGGGTCTACAAGGTGTAAAAATTTTGTGCGCAAAAAAAATTTGGCAAGTACTTATAGTGGCCCAGGGCCAGTTTTTTGGGTACTCCAATATGCCAGTAAGGGATCTATAGTAAACGGCTGTCGAGGCACTGTGTGTTCAAATTGAGTCACGTGGGGTGCGGGGTCCGTGTATAAGGGCGTGAATTCAAACTGCTGGCGCCATTCTGCATGGGGTGCGTATGGTTCTTTCATACAGGACGTCCAGTAACTAAGTCTAATGATTCATCCACTAGTGTGGCCACTGTGCTAAAACGTAGCAGGAACTCTGTGAGTACAGTGCCGTCGGGAACCCAAAAGCGTGTACGGTTCAAGTGTACTTCTAACCGGAGATTATGATGGCGAATGAATTCAAATATGGATTCTAGACATGGATTTGAGTTTGATACGTAGTAGTGGCGCATGATGATATTTATAGTAGTAAATACTCTATGTGAGGTAAAATATGGAAAATACTACTGCTATACAAGGCATGCGCCTTATATTGGATGAAACTGTGCAAGCACACGGTTGGACAATACCGGATGTTGTTATGAGCTACACTGTGCGCATACTAGCGGAAAAAGTGGACAAGATGCCATGGCAACCAGAACCCAGTTATGCAGAAGCTTACTTGAGCTTGCGCACACCCAGTCAAGCACTGGCATTGGGCAACACTTGCTTTTTTACTCGTAGTGTGTTTCCAGAGATTATGCAACGTAGAGGTATTGGAGCAGACTACTATGTACAGTTGGGACAGGGCAGTTATGACATGGTGCTTAAACATACAAACATACCACATATAAGAATCATGCGTGATCATTTTGAATTTTTAGCCGAAGTTGTTTATACCAGTGTGCGGTTAAACGGCGAGTTTCGTAGCATGTGGGAATGATCTAGAAAGGGGTCTGCAGGGTTAAAATTTTAGATTAGTAAAAATTTAGTAGAAGTACTTAGAGTTTTGGTGGGGGGTTTTGTACTATATGGGGTGTTTTTAGCGTGTTTAAAATGTTAGAAAAAAGGCTTTGCTTGTTGTTTTTTCGCAACACTATTTTGTTTATATAGCCCCCGGTGGTTATTTTTACACCACCATGTCACCACCAATCAAAAAGAAACCTCCGACTGTTTCCAATCGGAGGAAGAGGGAGTCTGAGGCGAGTTGCGTCGACAGCGTCTTTTTTTAATCTAAGCGTGAGCCTGCATAGGCCTTCAATCCCAACTGTGTCAAGTACTCTGCATAAGCGTCTGCACCCGCTTCTTTGATGTCTATGTTCTGCACACCCAATTGGCCTGGATTCCAATAGCTGAGGCACTTGGGTTTGTAGTCCTTCTTGAACCCTGCCTTGATCAGCTCTTTGGCCTGCTTTGAATTAGTGCGATCAACGAACACGTCTACCCATGCAAAGCCGCAGGCAAACTTGTCCCCGCCGATCTTAGTGTACATGTCTGTGGATGCCTTGTTAGCTAGGCTCAAACCATTAACAATCTGTTCTGCTGTAATCATATCTGCTCCTTAAGTGTTTAAGTGTATAGTATAGCGTCACTCAATCGTTATGTCAAGCACTGATTTGGCTACGGAGATAAGCAAGGCGACCCTGTGGGCTCTGCATCATTACAGTGTCATTGACCATCTTGTGGCATGCGTTCAGAGTGAACATAAGCACTAGGTTAGCCACTGCCTGCTCTCTACTGGGGAGACTGCTTATGTGAGCCTGGACTTCCTCTAGGGTGGGCGTAACGAACAAGTTACTGTGGGGGATGGGGTTTTGCATTCTAGCTCCTTTAGTGTTTAAGTGTATAGTATAACGTCACTTGTTCGTTTTGTCAATAGTCAGCTTTGACCGTACCGTCAGCAGGGTTATATGTAAGGAACACCTTGGTGCTGTCTGTGCCACCCTCTACGTGGAACACCACCCAGTAGCAGAACTGCCCGCCGTTGGTAATGCCTAGGAACTTACTGCTAGTGAACATGTCGCCCTTGTAGCCTGCCAAGTTAATAGCACGGGTCAATGCACCCGCTGTGAACGTGGTCAAGGTCTCCAGTTTCTCTGCTGTAATCATCCTAGCACCACTACCTTTCTTACGTCTGAACGGAACTCGCCAGTCTCTTCATCAAACTGGTCTTCGTACTCCTCTACCATCTTGTCCATGCGGTGATAGTCGCTAAACTCCACAACACCTTCCTCTACAGAACCAACTGACGGAGCAACCTGTGTACGCCAGTGGTCTCCATAATTGTAGGCAAAGTGAACATTGGCATTGGGATCCATGTAACCCAACTGTTCTATCAATTCTTGTACTGTCATATCGTTGCTCCGTTTGTTTAGTGTGTTAACAGTATAACTTGGGTCCAGGCCTTTGTCAAGCAGTCATTTGCGTAAATGCATTGAACTTGGCTTCCCAGAGTCGCAAAAAGTTTCCACCCACGTCCAAGCTCACATAGTCGTCACCCTGCATACCCTGCTCGCTATAGTCTGCATCACACAGGCCCTGTGCAACCAAAAACTCATTAAGCTCTGCTCTAAACTGTTTGTCTGTGTAGATTAAGCCGTCTGTGTTCACGTCCCAAGTGTCTGTGTTAAAGTACACTCGTAACTCGCCAAAGTCTCGCTCGTCGTTGATGTAGGCAATACGCATGTCTACGATGTTTACTGACTTGGCCTTGTTGCTCCAATAGCCCCGACCGTTTGTGTTAAAAGTAACTGCTTGCATTTGTTGCTCCATTTGTTTAGTGTGTTAACAGTATAGCTTCGATCCGACAGTTTGTCAACCGATTTCTTTAAAATATACCACTTTGATTGTGCCCTTTGCACGGTCTTCTACGAACACGTACTCTGCACTCTCGTCAAAGTTAGCACGGGGATCGCTAAGGACCCGTTTGGCTAGGATCTTAACTGAGCGCACACTCACAGCACCCTGCCATTCTTCGCGTGGTACGCCTTCGTTGTAGCTGTACTTGCCTCTACAGCCGCACATGCAACCGATCCGGCCGCTGTATACTTTAGCAATGTTTCCGATGTTTACTGACATTGTTTACTCCGTTTGTTTAGTGTGTTAACAGTATAGCGTCACTTGTAGGTTTTGTCAAGCCCAGGCCTTAAATAACCCTGCTAGTCCAATGGCTATTGCCACTGCGTTTACAATCATCTGTGGACGGTTGCTGACCCTAATGGTCCATGCCAAGTAGAACGCTCCACCACACAGACCCGCTACAATGTTCCAGGGGTGCAAGTGAGGGAAGAAGCTCATTAGCACATACATGGTGAGCAAGCAGGCAGTGCCCGACCACTGTAGTGTGTTGTCTATGTTTTTGTACGTCATCGTCGATCCTTAAACTAAATCACATGCCATGTCGTTGGCAATCTCTTCCAGCATCTCTGCCATTCGTGTTTTGTCCTCTTTGCTCAGTGTGTCCACTGCGTCATCATAAAAGAACTGCATGAGGTCCTGGTCAATGGCCCAATGGCCGTCCATGTAGTCTAAGCCGCTATCACCCATGCGATAGATTGCGTCGTATGCTTTGCTGATTCGTTTGTTTAGTGATTTACTCATTTATTGCTCCTGCTTTGTTAGTGTATGTGTATATTATATAGGAAGTCTTTCGTTTTGTCAACCAAAGACCTTATACCCCGTAGGGTTAATCCACGTAGTAGTCAATCTTCTCTGCTAGTGTACGCATAGCAAAGTCTATCTCGCCAGCCCAGCTGTCAAACGCCTGTAAGTCGTCTGCAAAGTTTTCTCCGTCGCAGGAGGTCTTTTGTAGCATAGCTTCTACTTCTGCCAGCTTGTCTAAAATTGCTTGTTTCATTTACTGCTCCTATTGCTTTAGTGTATGTGTACATTGTAGCACGGGTTCACCAAAATGTCAACCCCTGCTACTAAAGACCTTACATGCTACTGGGTTATTTGCATTTCAAGTAAATTATTGTAATACTCTTTCAGTGTGTCCTCCAACAGTTCCCACGCATATTCGTGTTTGTTGTTCGTGTCACCCACTGCCTCTGTCACTAGTTCGTGTGCTCTGTCCAGCAAGTCAAATGCTTCAAATAGTTTGTTTGCTCGTGCAATGTTGCTCATCATACTTGCACCTCCGTGTAAGTGTATCCTGCTTCGCCAGCAAGCGCACATTCCATCCACTCGTCAAAGCAGTCTTCTGCGTACTCTTCTTCCCAAATAAGTATTTCGTCACAGCTCGCAACTTCCTTGCCGCGTTGCAGTGTAACCTTAACACAATTACCGCTTACATAAGCGTCTTTGTAAAAACCGCCGTCTTCTATGTTAATAACTTTTACTTTTTTCATCTTTGCTCCTATTGCTGTAGTGTGTTAACAGTATAGCGCAGGTCCACCAATCTGTCAAGCACAAAGTAAAATACCCAACCGTTTTAGTTGGGTATTCCTTGAATAGGTGCGGGGCCATCTCTCCCGAGACCCCCCGCTGGTTGCGGTCGCGAACTTGCTACTAGGGACACTACCCCCCGGCTCGGACCTGGAGCAAACTTAGGCTACCAGCTCTAACATATTAGCTGGCACCTTGTATCCACCCATTGGGGTGTCTACAATAATATTCTTAATGGCAATCTTACGCACTGTGCCTACAATCACCTGACCACTACGACTGGATGTGAACTTGACTTTGCTACCAATGCGAACACTGTGCTTGGTCTTCTGTGCTACTCTAGCACGAGCAAACTTAACAGCATCAACCATTGATGTAAGTTCATCATTGGTAAACGTACCCTGGATGATCGCTGTGTTGATTTGACTTACGTTCATTCTATCGCTCCTGTGTGTTAATGTTCTTACAGTATACTACCACTCCAACCATTTGTCAACTGTTGATTGTGGCAAATGGATCCATCTCTTCTTTGACAAACGGATACTTGGTGAGGTCCAGGATGCCACCCATGTCATCGTTGGAGAGTCCATGTGCTGTGTGCCAAGCTTCAACCATCTCAATGGGAATGTCTAACTCTCGGGCAATGGCTTGATTGCTCATGCCCTCGCACACACGGTACTCGATATCCCAATCCAGTTCTGCCATTTTACTCATTTGATTCTCCTTTAAGAGTTCTTGCGCCGTTGAGAAAGATGATCAAACCCATTACACAGTAGAAGATCACTAAACTGGTACTGGCTGTGTCTGGAGCAAACAATGTCACTACCCCCACAAGTCCCAGCCCAAAGATTATTTGAACGAACGCCATCATTCAGTTTCCTTAATAGCTTTGATTGTTTTTAAAACCCAGTGTACCTACCCACATGATGAGCAAGCCTACACCGCTGACTAGTACGCCAACGATCAAGCCAGCGTTGTCCATGCTAGTCTCTATGCTACCCACGCCGCCTAAGGTCATGAGCAAGCCCACTGTAAATAAAAACATTGATTGATTTGGTGTCATTTGCGGCTCCGTTTTGTTAGTGTATGTGTATATTATAGCATCAATATTAATCTAAGTCAACCACCCATTGGAGGCAACCGTTGTAAAAATTGTACTCTGCACGTAGGCTATCGCCGGGAAAGAATGGGTTGCTGACAATGGCGTAGGGTGCATCGTCATGATCCATTTTGAAGCTGTGGACTTCTACTTCTTTGAAGCCACTGTCTGTGCCCAGTCCTGAGTTGATGAAGTGTACTTGCATTTGTTGCTCCTGTTTTGCTAGTGTATGTGTATATTATACATTCGATCTGCAGAGTTGTCAACCAAAAAGAAAGGGTGTTGTTTTTACGCAACACCCTTGACTTTATGCTTTAGCGGGAATATACTCTAGGTCTTGGACATGAGGTCGACAGTCCCAGCCCATATGAGTGTTCAAGTCTCTGCACATCTCCCTACCGCCTTCTTCAGCTTCCAGGAATGTATCGTAGACGCACCCATATATCACCTCACCGTCATCTTTCTCCGCAATAGCTAAGAAAACATTCTTAATCATTGTCATCCTCGTTAATGGTGGGCCCACTTGGATTTGAACCAAGGACCAAAGGATTATGAGTCCTCTGCTCTTACCACTGAGCTATAGGCCCTTGATCCTACTTAACTGTCTCAACTGCTTGGAGTTCACCATTGTCATCTTCTCGATAGATAACGCACTTGACGATATCATCTCCAATATTGACTTCTGCGATCTCACGAGCTTCTTTCAAGCTCTTGGTTGTGTCAATTAAATCTTCTGAGCCGTTAACATCAACGGCCCATACCTCGTACAATTCCCAGTTCATATTAGAAAGGAGCGTCTTCGTCCTCAGTAACCTTAACAGCCTTAGGAGCCTTAACAGCTACAGCCTTCTTAGTTGCTGTAGGAGCGGACTCTGGCTTACGCTTAGGTGTATTGCGCTCAATGTACTCTGCGATAGTAGCTTGAGCAATTACGTCCTGGAACTCGTCCAGTTTAGACATTGCAACTACAGCTTCCATCTTAGACAAGGGAGCATCGAGTTCTGCCAAACGAATGTCTTCGTGACCGCCTTTGGACAGTACTTTGATACGCATGATATCGTTAGCGAATCGAACTTTGTACTCGCCTTCGCGCTTGGAAATACCAACTACTTGAAATTGTTTATCTGTTGCCATTGTGTGTGCCTCTGTGTTTAAAGTTTAAAAGTATACGACACCTCGTCGTATGCATTAATTGTACTACCGTTTCGGCCGATTGTCAACCATTTTTTTAAGTTTTTGGTCAACTTTCTTTACCGTTTTGAACTCTTTCTTCACATAATAATCGATAAGTTCGTTTCGAATCATTATGGTTAGATCGTATCCAATATCGGCAGGACATATGAATCGAACTGGGCAATGCCCCCATCCACCATACTGCATGAACTCATGAAACCATCTACGGTGCTCTTTGTTCGCTGGATCAAACGCCACCAGCGGGCGATTGTAGAACTCTAGTCTGCTCATTTACCATTCACCACCCACTGGCGCACGATTGCTTCCAGTTCTTTGAAATTGTAAGCTGGCTGTTTAGGCCGCACTCGCAAGATTTCTTTACGATCATGTTCCGTGTTCTTTTCGCGATTGGTTTTCATTCTTCTTCCTCTTGTTTGTTTTCTTCTTCCCACATGGCAACATCTTCACTGATGTTGAACATCTCGTCTAACGCACTAGGCAGTTCTTCAGCAATCTGCTCTGCGTTCAATCCACCGTAATCGTAGTAGTCGTCGTGACCATCTTCGTAAATGCCAGCAAAGGCCATGCCTGGTTCGTAGTAATAAGCACGGATGGTAAAGCCTAAAGCCTCCAACTTGTCGTAGGCTGCAAGAGGGGGAGCCCACGCACTGTCAAAGGTAAGCGTCAAGCGTCCGTCTTCTTCAATAGGATCGCACCCGTCACCACCTATGTCCCACTTGGTACCCCACTCGCTTACACAGAAGTCATACCAGTTGCCGTAGCCATGAACCTCTATGTTGCGGGCTGTGTCCTCTTCGAGCTTCTTCTGCTCTACTGGATCTCCCACACACCCGGCTACAATATGCAACTCCTTAGGCACGGGAATGAATTCATTTAAGAACTCTGCACGATTAAAGGCATCGCGAGCTCGTTCAATCATTGCTGGATCTTCGTGGGCCAGCTCGACCACATTGTTACACCAATTAGGCATTATGCAATCTCCGTTTCGTATTCGTAAAAGGTTACTGATGGATCCAACTTCTTCAACTGCTTGGCCGCAGTCATCAACTCTCTGTAACGGCGATTAACTTCTGTGCGACTCAACTCACCATCGCATGTGAGGTTCTCTGGACTCAGTGCAGAGTCAATCATGTTGGCCAGTGCTTGGCGGTCTTTGGCAGTAGTGAGGCTAAACTGCGGGCCTTTGAAAAATGAGTTCCAATGATTCTTCTGTGCTACAAAGTTCTGTAGTGCTTTCATCTATCGCTCCTTTTGTTTAACTTAACCTATAGTATAGTGTCACTCCAAACCTTTGTCAATCAATTTGTTGAATAACCATACGAGCCTTAGGGTTATTACGGACTACCGTTCTCCATGCCCGATTGGCCTTGGTATATTGCTTATGGCAAGTGGTAAAGCCCGGGAAGCGGTCCTTGGCCCATATGACAAAGTTCAAGCGTTCAATCTCGTTCTTCATACTGCTTCCTTGGGGGCGAACATCTTGCGGCCTGCCTGCATGAACATATTGTAGGCCACGCGGTCTTCTTTGTCCAAGTCATCGTAGCAGAACTCCATGTCTTTCAAACCCGCTAGGATGTCTCCGCCTGTGTGGATTTCTGCATACTGCTGGACCAACTCACATGCCTCGCCCAACTCCATGTATAAGGGTGTTCCCATTTCTCGCTCCTTTTGTTTAGTGTGTTAGTATAATAGCACGGCTTAACCGTTTTGTCAACCTTCTATCCAACAATCCCTGGCGGATTGTACGGTTGTTTCCTGCCCGCCAATGTAGTCTCCATCAAAGCCATTGGGGCCTGCCTCTAGGAACAGCCTGTCCCCTTCTATGCGTGTGATGCGGCCCGACTGCTCAATGTCACATTTGAAGCTGACCCAGTCCCCGACCTTGACTACCTGCCCATCTACCTTTGCCATATCGCTCTCCTTAGTGTCTAGTGTATAGTATAACACCGGTCCGCACTCTTGTCAACCAAAAAAAAGCCCCAGGGAGCGAATCCGGGGCTTCCAAAACTCCAAGCGGAGTTTCTAATGTAAGGTCAGGTATCCTGGGAGCGAATCAGTTAACCACGACGCATACATGTCATCGATGCTACACTTTCCCAGCGATCGGGGAAGCTGGCCTTTAGATCAGCCAGTTTGAGCACCATACGTAGGCTGAGTTCTCTCAGCTTCTTCTTATTTGTATCAATAAACGTTAAGAGCTCTTCTACCGCACCCGCCTCGAAGTCATACTTGTCTAGCATGCCATCTTCTACAATCTGTTTAATGCGCAATACTTTCTCTCGCTCAGTGTCAATAGTAAGGTCAAGGTAGTGACAGCGTGACTCTAGAGCCTCAAGGTGATCCTTAAGCTTCTTGCTCTTCACATGTTCGAACTTGATGTTAGTGATAAAGATGCAACCACCCTTGAACTCAAAGCTGTTGGGCACACCTTCTTGGCGAAGCAAACGGCTGTCCGTGTTCCAATGGATCATGCGCTTGTTGCCACTGTCCAAAGCAGCTTTCAAAATATTAAGTGAGAGGTCATCCAACAGCACAGAGTCACAGTCATCAAACACTAGGATTGACTTCTTGTCCTGGAACTCATAGAGCTTACTGTACAGTCCCAGCGCACTCATTGCGCCCTTGACCACTTCGTACTTCTTCAGCTTGGCATCATTGGCCACATCAGCCAAGAGGTCATGCTTACCCAGCACTCGCTCTACACCAAAGCTCTTGCCCACGCCTGGAGGGCCAGTTACAATCATACTACGTACCTTACCGGCCTTGACTGCCTTAGTCATGTCGTCAAGTACTGTGAAACGTTCACGCAGACGAGCTTTGATCTCGTCATCAGTCTCGTTGAGGTTCTTCTCAATCGCTTCCATCTCAAGGCTCTTTGTTTCTGCCTTAGTCTTTGTCATACTTGCTAGCATTTCCATTGTCATTACTTTAGCCATCTTGTCGCTCCACGCTAAGTTAAAAATTAATTATAACACAAGGACACGTCTTTGTCAATAGTTTTCCATTAGACTTTTGACATTGTCCTGACCATATTGGGCACCCAGTTGGGCTTCTGCTTCCCAACGAGTGCTTGCCTGTACAGTTACGGAGATGAGGTTACCCCCAGCCCATACCACTGCTCGCCATACTTGCATTATGCCTCTTCCTTTTCTGTGCAGAACTCTGTGAACTCAGACAATGTGCCATCAAAGATCGCATCGTTCTTGTCGCTCATTGTAAGCCCAAACATGTTGCACCCGCGGTCTGTAATACGGACTCGCAAGCCTTCAGCATCTTTGTAGATGTGGTACTCGTAGTCTTGACCGCAGTCTACAGCCGTTGCTGGGTACAGATAAAACTGTCCAGCGTCTGAGCCTTTGAAGTGTGACACCAACTGCCCTGCCAAGCAACCCATGCCGTTGGCAATCCTGTCGCCAGTCTTGTCACGTCCCACTGGGATGCCATTAGTCATTCTAAACTGACCCAGGAACTCTGCCAGCTCTGCGCCGTGTCCCGTTGGGTAGCCGTCATATTGGCGGTACATGTTGATGATGACGTCTTGCTCGTCGTATACAAAAGTCAGTGATCGTGTTCCCATTTGCTCGCTCCGTTTAGTGTTTCAGTTTCATTAGTATAGCACCTCTCAGTGCCTTTGTCAAGTAGGCGGGGATGATTAATCAGAAATAACAGTTTTGATCCTGCCCTACCGTGCCGTCCACGGACTTGTCTGTTAACCACATTACAGTCCAACTTCTTCCGGCGTGCTCGTCCTTTCGGATCTGCTTTCGTGTAACTTAGGAGTGCCAGCCCGTCAGCTGGTTACTCACCCTCTAAGTTACCTACCGGAGTTGGTAACCCCTAATTGCTTACTTAACCTATAGTATAGTTTCACTTCTTGAACTTGTCAAGCACCCCGCGAATAACCACATTCGCTTCCTGGGTACCTACTAGTTCCATTTGAGCTTCGATCTCCAGCTCACGAGCACGGACCTTAAGCTCAAGGCTATAAGCATCCAAAAGCTCTTGGGCATAGACTCTGTCATCCTCATCAGCTTGGGCCCAGAAGGCTTGGAAGTCATCGCCTTTGGTATTGAGTAGGAAGTTCAGATTGTCCCTATCCCAATCATTAGTTATCAAACCCATTTTGGTTTTCATGTCAGCTCCTTAGTGTTCATAGTATAACACCGGTCCATTCGTTTGTCAATCGGCTAATCTAAAGCCACACCCTTGTCCTGGGCTTTGCCTTCCCAGTGAGCCTTTGTGACACACAGGGCTCTGATCCTACCCCCAAGAGGGGTCACCTGATCCTGTACTACCTTCAAGCTCTGCTGACACGTGGCTAGATCCTTCTGTGCAATGCCTTGCTTGCTCATGAAGTCTCCCCCAGGGCTGAAGAAGGCCAAGATCAGTACATACTCAATCATCGTAGGCTTCCTCACCCATTTCGGTAACTGTTTCGGTTACCACACCCAAGTCAACGATCCTAGCTGTTTGATCTTGGTTGCTTACACCTTGGAAGGCAGTACGGAACGATTGGTTCTCTGCTAGGAAGTCAAACACATCCAACCTATCCCACGACTCAGGAACTTCAAGCTCTTGTGTCAATACAGTTTCAACAATGACCTTCTTCATACCCTGCTCCTTTAGTTTATCCGCCGCACTCGTTTTCTTACTTTGAAATCCCGTCATAGGGCACCTCTATTTTAAGATTGGACAAGATAGCTTCCAGCATATCGTATGCCATTTGGAATCTATCACCTTCGATGTTATATATCTGGTTAGTGGCATCCTCTAGGGTTGCAATAGCCTCCAAGACCTTGTAGTCCTTAATCATGCTACCTCCTTCACACGGATTACGAATCCTGTGTAATCCTTCTTAGCACGACCCTTAGCCTTAAGACCAAGCATCACGCCCTTAGGGTCTAAGAAGCGAAGGTCTGTCTCGTCCGCACTGGGCACACCCGCTGGGATCTTGTCGTATACTGCAACCACGCTCATGCCTTGCAAGAGTGCTTCTGCCACGTCTGCATCGTTGCCATCAGCCTTGCTGAACGTCAAGTGGTAGTTGGGGATGTCTTTGACCTTACGACCCAAGACCTTCGTGTAGTCATAGAACTGTACATTGGGGAACAGTTCAAAAATGTTCTTAGTACAGAACACTGGCACTTCATACTTCTCCCAGCTAAGGTCTGAAGTACCGTTTAAGCGGAACACAGGGATCAAACCCTTGCGCTCTGCAAAGCGAATGGCCTTTTGAATGTCATATGCCAAGTCCAGCATAAAGGCATCGCGGTCTTCAAAGAAGTACTTGGTCTTACGGATACGAGCCTTTTGTATCATGTTGGTATTCTCTCCCCGCTTGAACATACCACCACGTCCGGCAGTATTAAGGCAAGCGGCAGTACAACCTACAGTCCGCTTGGGGCAAGTCTCCCGACCACTCAAGTCAGCTGGGGCAAGGTGTAAGATAAAGCTGAGGTAGCCCATCTTAGTACCTTTTTGGATCTTGGGGTTCGCAGTTGAAAGCAATTTAAACATGGTTCGCTCCTTGTTTGTTAGTGTTCTTACAGTATAAGCTCACTCTGCCACTTTGTCAACCACAAAGTAACGATATGGCAATCCCAGGGTATAGCAGAGGTACTCATCGTCCCCGCCAGTGCCTTCTGCCTCGTGGATCCAACGCAGGGCCATCTCACGATCCCGCGCACCCGTTTGGAGCAAGCCCAACATCCGCATCTCAAAGTCATGCATGGCCCGCTCTTCCTGCTCCAACTGCTCTTTGTAGTTGGCATCGATAGTACGGCTCAAACTAACGAACTCAGCCTCAAAGTCTGACTCACTCCAGCTGGAGGTATCAATACCGCGTGGGCGAACGCCATATGCGTCCTTGTACATATCCCAGAACTGGCAGGAGTACTGTTCCAGCACCGTCATCTCTTCCCACGTTTTGAATGCTTCCATTGTTGGCTCCGTTTCGTTAGTGTTCATACAGTATACTGCCACTTCAAGATTCTGTCAAGCACACAGACTTTTCTACGTTTTCCACAGCACAAGCAAAGTCATATGAACTTAACTCACCTGACTTCCAAAGTAATACCAATTGCTTGATTGCTTCCAGTTTTGCGTTTGTTGACATCGCCTGCTCCGTTTCGTTAGTGTTCATATAGTATAGTGCCACTTCAAGCTCTTGTCAACCAATTAATCCCACGACTTCTTGTCGCCACAATCTTCGTTGTACTCATAGCCCGCATGGTACTCTGCCCGCTCCAGCTCAGTTAGAACCTCTACACGGGGAGCATTACCAGTGCCATTGGGATACTTGTGGGGATTGGGCGCTCTACCGTAGTAGGAGTCTGCTGAGCCACGATCAAAGGGATCGCCGTGGAATACAATGTACTTCTTGCCCTGCCATTGGAATGTATTGGGTTTATCCATTTCTGCTCCTTATAGGTATTGATCGTTCAATTCGGGTACTACCTGCTTGACCAGCTCACGCTCGTAAGCATAAGCTTCAGCACGGCCGCGTATGATTGTGATGATCTTGTGGGTCCATCCCAAGTCCAGTCCGCCAGTCTTCAAGTATACATATAGAGCCCACTTGCGGTCTTCGTTTCTAGCACGGCTCTTGTGCTTGCGCCACCGCTCCAGCACCGCTTTAACCGGGGTCACAGTGCCCTTGCGGGTAAGGCCTATATACGAATGTCCCAGCTCGCTAGTCATCTCGTAGATAACATATGAGCTGTCCTTGCGTGGGGTTCTGCGTGTCTGTGTCTTCATGTTCTTAGTATAAGCGAACCCCACCCCTTTGTCAACCCGAATCCGCACTCGTTCCGTTGCGTTTCTGCAACACGGAATCGGTTGACAGAATCTTCGATTCATGTTATAATAAACTACGGCACCGCTGCCTGAACGGTTTTTAACCCTACTAGCATCATGGGTATTAGACAAACCAATTGACAAAGGTGTGGACCGGTGCTATACTATAAGCATAATAAGAAAACAGGTAGACTGTATATAGATTCGAAGAGCTATTCTCGGGATGGACGGCGGGGGTGCCTGAACGGTTCTGAGTAAGTAGGCGCTTACTAACTTGATTGGTTCGGAAACGAAAACGAAAAAACAACGCCTCCTCCAAAAATCGGTTGACATTCTGGCGGACCCGTCTGATCGAATTCCTCCGTCGGCTCCGCCTCCTATTTTCGCCTAAACTCTGTAGGGATTCTGCTCCAACTTCGCCTGAACAAGATCCATTATTTTATTGTCTTGAACCGCCGCTTGAGCGATGATACCTATTAGTAGACCCAATTGATATTGAGTATTACTCACAGCACTCTTATTATCATACTGTATACGACTCAACTGACGCTGTATATAATGAGTGTAGTAGTCATAATCCATAGTCAGCTCCTAGTGTACACAGTATAAGACTCAAGCTCACTGAGCACTGCGTACACTGTATATAGCAGCGGCACAGTCTCCAGCTCCACTCCCAGTATATACACAGTAGAGTCACAGTGCGGGTACCGTGACCACCGTTGCAGGGCGGTCTAACGGTGGTTAAAGAATGTAGAAAAGTGTGAAAAAGTGTTGAATAGTGCAACGGAATCGCTCAAACGAGCCGAAATCAAGGCCTGGGTACCGTGTTTTATAGGGTCAAAAAAATTTGATGAGTCTGGTGACGAGAGGCTATGCTAGAATACCCAAAAACCCACCATTCTACGCACAAAAACCCACCATTCTAGCCCCGTCCACGCTGGCCATAAGGTCCGCCTCCGAACCCACAGCTAGCTCTTTGCTGTATATACTGTGCTCCGTGTATACGCTGTAGGACCCACAGCTAGCTCTTTTGTAAATACTCAACTATGCACTACACTCGCGTACTATGTTACAGATGCACCGCCTCCGAAGATACTAGGGAACGGTTGTGGCGTTTAATCCAATTTAAGGACGGTTTCATAGGAGATCGTTATAGTCACATGCTGTTTTGGATACCCGATCAGTGTGAGGACTTTGCTCTCCTGATTGATCCCACACTGGAGAGAATGCCTCGGGAAGATTACGTACTCTAATAGTCTACTGTATATACGCAGATACCCACAGCTAGACCATACGCATATACGTTGTGTACACACTCAATATGCAGATACTCACAGCTAGACCATTGCTATATACACTACTATGACTACTAACACTAATACTCAACACGCTACTGATAATACCAATCCCAATAGGTATCCTGTATATCCCACTCCCACTGAGCAGGATCACAAGACTACGCCATTTGGAGAACATTAACTTGAACTCGTTTGCGTTTTATGTTATGCTACTACTCATATGGGCTTACTTGTATGTTACGTTCAACATTTATTGATTGCATATACGTGTTAGCCCAATTGGGATTAGGCTTGGGAGGATTAGCTCATGCGGTTACTCGTGACGATGTTGCTAGTTTGTTTGGGCCTTAGTGCGTGTACTACTGTGGAAGTTGCTGGGTATAAGGATAACTTACGCATAGGACCTGTGCCCTTAATACGTGTGGAGTTCTAGTAAAAAATCATCGCGCAGGCGCTTCGCGCACAAACCAGGCATCGTTCCCCGGGAGAGGATTAAATAACTACTATGTTTATTATACGTTTTTATCGTTGGCTTGTACGTGAATACAAGTGGAGACGGCACATGAAGAAGATGCGTAAGGAAAACCCTTACAACTAT